TGCTCATGCTTGGGTGGCTGAGCGCGCTCCACATCTGTCTGTCAGCTATCCAGACGTGGCTACGGCGAACGCGGTAAACAAGGCGCTGAGCGAGCAGCATCCGCGGGTGGTGCAGCACCTGCGCTTTCTGGGCACTCCGGAGCAGCTGAAGAAGTGGGCCAAGGCGCATCCCGAGGAGAACCAGATCGCGATTTCTGGAAAGCACTCGATCGACTTGACCCAGCAGGGCCCGCTCCAGGGTACGGCCATCGCTCTCGCCCATCCCTACGATCAGAAGCCCTATCATCGGTCGGTCATGGTGGTGCAGCCGGCGTACTTCAACGAGGGTTACGCCAAGGACACCCAGACCACAAGTCACTTCACGGCTGGGCATGGGTTGCTCTCGACCATCCGCCATGAGTGCGGGCACGTTGAGGGGTTTGTGTTGCGGCACCTGTACCCAAGTGGGTCGCATCTCTCCTGCTGGGAAATCTGGAAGAAGAACTGCGTACCGCAGCTCAAGCAGCACAAGGACGAGATCATGTCCCAGATCTCCGACTACGCGGCAACCAACCCGCACGAATGCTATGCGGAGGTTTCTGCCGCGCGGCGGGCTGGGAAGCAAGTGCCGCTCTGGGTGCGCAAGGCTCTTGCTGAGATGCAGATCGATACAGCACAGTGGGATAAGCTAAATCATGGCTAAGCCAATGCACTGCGCCGACGGATGCCCGATGTTTCAGCCCAACGGCTACGTGCCGGGCTGTGGATTCTGGAATACGTTGGTGCCGCGTACTTCCGCGGTCTGTGATACGGAGAAGGTTCTAGCGCTAATCGGAAAAGGTGTGGCGGTATTGACGTATCTGCGCGGCGGGAATGAGGAGAGCGAGACATGCAAACCAGCCAATGCGGAAACTGTGCCCGATATCGGGGAAAGTTGTCCTGCGATCGGTATCCCGGAGGCATCTCCGAAGCCATCCTGACCGGGGTTGAGGCGGATGACGAGGGTTTCCTCCCGGTCGCCAAGCTCGCCAAGCTCGCCAAGGGCTTCGAGGACTACACCCTGCCCATCGCCGAGCGCGACGGCGCGCTCTACGCGAGGGTGAAGAAGGTGCTCTGCGCCCTGGGGTACCAGGAGAGCGATTTTCTGGAAGGCGGACAGCTGGAAGGGCTCTCGACCAACCAGCTCCTGGAGCTGGCCAACGAGGCGCGAGACAAGAGGTGAGGATGCTACCTTGCTCTTTTTCTCTGGGAGACTGCCGAGAAGTTCTACGCGGTATTCCAGAAAATCACTTCGATGCTTGCGTGACCGATCCACCTTATGAGCTAGGTTTCATGGGCAAGGGCTGGGATAGCGCCGGGGTCTCTTTCCAGTCGGAGACCTGGGCGGAGGTCTACCGGGTCCTGAAGCCCGGGGCGCACCTTTTGGCTTTCGGCGGGACACGGACCTATCACCGGATTGCCTGCGCGATCGAGGATGCCGGGTTCGAGGTTCGGGATTGCATCATGTGGCTCTACGGGCAAGGCTTCCCGAAGGGTCTGGACGTGAGCAAGGCGATCGACAAGATGCAGGGGGCTGAGCGGGAAGTGGTAGGTCCTAAATTTTATGCTGGGCATGATGCCCGTAAAAAAGATCCTGGGGGGCAGACTATGGGGGAGGGCTGGCGGCGTCCTTGGCAGAATGATAGAGAAGCGATGCTGCGAAGGACGCATGAAACTGCCCCCGCTTCCCCCGAGGCCAAGCAATGGGATGGCTGGGGGACGGCCCTCAAACCCGCCTGGGAGCCAATCATCGTAGCCCGCAAGCCTCTGGTAGGCACGGTCGCGCAGAACGTCTTGGAGTACGGGGTCGGTGGGATCAATATCGACGGGTGCCGGATACCGACAACGGATGCTCTCTGCGGTGGCGCGTATAGTGGGGGGCTGCGCCCGAATTCAGCGATGCGCTGCACAGGAGAGGTGGGCGGGAAATCGTCCATCCTGGAAGCTGGTGGCCCGCGTTTAGAGAAACGGGATTTTGTCCAACCCCCGGGCCGCTGGCCAGCCAACGTGATTCTGGATGAAGAGGCTGGCCAGGCGCTAGATGAGCAAACTGCTGGCCAATTGCATAGTCCCGGGGGGCAGACTGCTGGCGCTCATTTGAACGTAGCAGATACATATAATGCAAGTTCTATTATGATGGGGCGGCATAATACTTTCCGATTTGGGGATGGAAATGAAGGCGCTTCCCGTTTCTTTTACTGCGCCAAGGTCTCCTCCAAAGAGCGCGGCAAGGACAACCGCCACCCGACGGTCAAGCCGGTCGCCTTGATGCGCTACCTGGTCAAGCTGGTGACTCCTCCCGACGGTTTGGTGCTCGACCCGTTCATGGGGTCGGGCTCGACCGGGATTGCTGCGCTCGCCGAGGGATTTTTGTTTCAGGGTATCGAGCAAGAGCTTGAGTATTTCAACCTGGCTAGGCAACGTATTTACAACAGCCTGCGTAAGCCGGTGACTCAGTGTGAAAAGGCGGCGTCATGCTACTGACCCCCGAGCAGCTCCAGAAAGTCCAGAAGATCGTGGAGAAGCACCACAACGCCTTCATCGTCTCGGCCATCGGCCCGGAGGCGGTCGACCCCGCGGTGCTCCAGGAGCTGGAGCAGGCCGGGCTCATCGAGGGGCACCTGAATTCGGTGGAGCAGGCCTACCTCTACGGCCAGCTCCTGGGGGTGCTCCAGAACAAGGCCGCAGCCAGCATGAGCTTCGACGCTTTCCAGAAATACGTGCGCAAGAACCCCATCCCGCTTTCGGTCCCCGAGCAGCGGGCGGTGAAGTTCGCCCAGCTCAACGCCGCTGGCTACCTGAAGGGCCTGGGCAACAAGGTCAACCAGCAGACCGGCAACATCCTCATCGAGGCCGACGCCAAGCTCCGCGCCAAGCTGGAGAAGATCACCCGGGACAAGACCGCCCAGAATATCGCCAAGCGTGAGACGGCGAAGCAACTCAAGAGCGACCTCGGCTGGGCGAGCGAGGACTGGACCCGCGACTGGGATCGCATCGCCGTGACCGAGAAGCAGACGGCCATGCAGACCGGGCTCGCCGACCACATCGCCAAGCGCTACGGCGAAGACGCCCTGGTAGCAAAGAGGGTAATGCCGGACTCGTGCCGGCATTGCTCGCGGCTCTACGACGGCCCGGACGGCAATCCGCGCATTTTCCCGCTCTCGGTCCTGGTCGCCAACGGCACCAACGTGGGCAAGAAGACCGCCGAGTGGCAAGCGGTTGTAGGGACGATCCATCCGCACTGCGCTTGCCAATTACTAAGGATTCCGGACGGTTACGGCTTCAACAAGGAAGGCGAGCTGGTGCCCGGGGGCAAGGGCGGCAAGGTCTACAAGAGCGAGGCCGAGCTGTGCCGCGCCGTTCTGCGCGAGGACGATCTGCGTAAGGCTCTCTCTGGCGGCGAGCAGCTGGTGCATCTCTGGGGATTGCCCATCCACATTGAGAACCCAAAGGGAACCTCGCGGACCTTCCACACCCCGGACGGGGGCACCGACAAGACCTGGATGCTGCACGCCTACGGGGAGATCTTGGGCACCACCGGCGCCGACGATGATCCTCTCGACGTGTTCATCGGCCCGGACCCCGACTCCGAGATGGTCTACGTCATCGAGCAGCAGAATCCCGAGACCGGCATCTGGGACGAGCAGAAGTGCATGCTGGGCTTCTCCAACCAGGAGGACGCCGAGCGCGCCTACGGATTGGCCTACGATCGGCCGGAGAAGTTCTTCCTCCAGACCAATCCGATGGAGGTCGAGGCCTTCAAGCGTTGGGTGGGGTTGACCCGGGTGCAGAGCGCCGAGGAGTCGCCCAAGATTCGCCTGGTCATTCCCCTGCCAGGATTTGGCAAGAGCGGGCAGGTATCGGCGGACATCGGCGCGGCCACCAGCCAGGAGGGCAACCGCGCGGGTGGCCATGGCACCGCGGCCAACTACTTGGTCGAGACCCCCAAGCGGCGTGTTCCAGAAAAAGGTCCCAATCCGCACATCGATCCGACTGACTTGCTCCGCGACTGGAAGGATGAGGAGGAAGAGGTCGCCGAGGGGCTGAAGCGGGACAAGGAGATCTACACGGTCACCGAGCCCCTGCGCAACGTCTATCCGATCGTCTTGCCCGACGCGGCGGTGACCGGGCAGGATTCTGCCCGGGAGGGCACCGAGGAGCGTAGGCGCTACGTCATCGGCAACGCCGCCAAGGTAGCGCTCCGTCCCCAGGACAAAGCTGACCTGGAGAAGTCGATGATCTCGGTTATTGCGACTGGGCCGCGCGGGGGCAAGATCGTCGGCTGGGATGGCTCGACCCCCATCTACCTCCGCAACGGCCAGGAGACCAAGGAGCCGGGGTGGACTGCGCGGCTCTTGGGCTATCTGAACGGTCACCTGCGTCCGCACCACACCGATCCCGATCTGGTGGTGTTGAAGTTCTCTCCGGGGCACAAGGGGGTCATCGAGCAGCTCCGCAAGCACTTCGGCATCCAAACGCAG